ATAGATACCACCAAGTCCACCGTACTTATCTTCAAGTACTTCATATAATAGTGGATAATCCTGTGCATCATATTCAGATCCATCACAATACAACCAACCCTCGTATTGCATAGCTGGATCAGAAGCAGTTGTATTAGATGTAGTAACAATTTCAACTCTTGCTGTTCCACTACTGCCTGGTTGAGAAATATAGACTACATCTCCATTTTTATAACCATAACCTGGTTTTTTAATAGTGACAAAATTTACACTACCATCTAAGTTTGCTGCAATACCAACTCTTAAACCAAATCCAGTGCTTGATGCTACTTTGACTGTTCCATTAGAACCAATATTGGTAATATTGTAATATTTACCTGCAGCAATATCTCCATTACTCCTAGAAAATTTAATATTATTTGCATCAACAACATCAACTAAGAATGAAAACCCTTTATCAACTTGAAGACCACCAACACCACCTGTTGATAATGTTGGTGTTGCTGTTGCACCTGTACCACCTCCACCAATTAATGTAACAACAGGGAATTGATATCCTTGTCCACCATCAATAACATTAATTGCAGTTACTGTTCCTGTACTAGCGTCAATTTCTGCAGAAAATGAACCAGCTACAACAGGACCACTACCAGTGTCAGTTACTTGTACAATTGGTGGTGTTGTATAACTACTGCCACCGCCACCGCCAACAGCAATAGATTGAATGGATGCTCCTAATGTAAGTTTATTTGGAGCTTGATCTGTTGATGTAACTGTTAGTTGATCACCTTCAACGAAAGGATGACTAGGAATATTAACGTTATCTGTCCCTTCTACAAATGCTGTTGCTGGAATATCATAAGTTATTGGAGTTGTGGGATATCCAGAAGTTGTTGATAAATCAGTCACATATCCAGTTCCAGCAGCAGTACCAGTAGCAACTGTTCCTAAGTTTATTACAACGCCATTATCCGTGACTTTATCGTCCGTTGCCTTAAAAATAGGTATAATAGAACCAATTGGCATTGTTGAATTGCCAAATGTTGATTTGTCTGTAAGAAAATTGGTACGAATATTTCTTGACATTTTAGGTTTTAATTAAGTAATCTACCATAACAAAAGGAGCAATTAGATTATCAATCTTTGTATCGCTCTCTGGGTTGATATTAATAGAAGCACTCATTCCATCAACAGCAATGAATGTCTCAGGTATATCTATCTTATAATTAGTGAGTCCTGTATTATAATTTATAGTGTGTGTATGTCTCGTAGGATCTTCTTCATAATTAAATGCTTCTGTAGTCTCAACAATATTTGAAACTTGAGGGTATACAGCGTTAATTGCACTATCAGTATTAGTATCTACTGGTAAAACATTATGTAACGATTGATTGTGAGTATATGCTCCAGCGTCTTCTTTATTACTGCCGAAGGATGTAGTATTAATTCTTAATCTAAATTGAGTTGACTCAGAACTAAGGGCATATGCTCCTATATCTGGGAATGTAAGAGTATTATTAGCATTATATCCAGTACCACCATCCACGATAGCAACAACTTTATATCTTGTATTGGTTGGAAGTCCACCAGCACCTGGCCACGCCTCAAATCTAACAGTCAATTTCATTCCACTACCATCACCACCAACCATATTAACATCACCTGTGACAAAATCAGAAAGATTAGACCACGGAGAACCAGTAAGATTAGCAGTAGAATAAGACCATTGTCCTAATCCCTTATTATAAAATCCATTAGTAACATCTAAACTTTCATATAAAGAAAATGATTGTAGAACACCGCCAGGAGTAGCAGCAGCGGTAGGAATATTATCACTACCAACTCCAGTAGCACCCTCAACATAAGTTTCACCTATGTCCTTATCAGAACTAGCACACTCCATGTTAACAGGTCCTACAGTAATACCAAACGGTGCAACATATGTTTGTCTACAAGGACCTTCAGGAGTAGTATCAACATTCAGGGGTCCTTTGCCAGTGGGAATCAAACAACTTGTAATAAATCCACCACAAGTTCCTTTACAAATACCATAATATTCAAATGTCGCACCAAATCCTAAAAATGTTCCAGATGCAACATAAGCACCAGTATTCCACACCTCAGACTGTGCCCAGTGTTTACATGCTGGTTGTCTTCCTGTATCACCAGAGTCAGTAGCATCATACCAATTGCCAACACCAATTGTAGAAGCGTTATTGTAATAATTTAATTCAAATACATCACTACCACCACGCCTAATAGTTCTACATCTATATGTTGTAGTGTAATGCAAATGTGGTAAGAAAGCTTGTGCAGATACAGTTTCTTCGTCTGGACTTCTAGGTTTAGTAAAACCAACATTACCTGTAAGAGTAACAGTTCTAGCAGGAACTCTATACTGTCCTATCATATCAACAACTGCGGTTGTTCCTACATTACTTGATACATTAACACTAACACCTGATCTTTCAACAGTCTGACCAGCAGCATTAATCACTGTATTATCATTAATAACACCCTGATCTGATGCAGAACTAGCTCTAATGAATTTAGATCTTAAGTCTGGAACTTGAAATTGTGTGTTTGATAAAGTTACACCCTCTTGTTTAAATGCACATCCATCACCAGTTCCAAGAATTTGTGCTAATGCTGGATATATTGTTTCACTATAAATGCCACCATCACATCTTAAATAACCAGCAGGAAGAAGTTCTGCACTATTTCCAACGTTAGGATCGTTTACTTCTAACTCTTGAGGAAAAGCAATCAACGTTCCTGTTGTTGTTCCAATCTTGGTTCTTTCTTGGTTTAAAAAGACTGCCATTTTAGTAAGCTCGGATGATCATAATCACAGTTTGTGATGCAGTTTGGTTATCCATAAGAATATTTAATGCATCGGGAATGTCAGAGACATTGACTGTGTATGATTGTACGTTATTTACAGCAATATTTGGAGGAATTCTAAGACCACCAATGTTCATTGAGACATCAAAACTGAAGTGGTTGTGTGACGCCACTGTTTGGTCAGTAAAATCCTCTCCAATATGACTGAGGTTTGTTGGATATGTAGTTCCAGCATCTCCATTTAGATAGTTTGGTCTACCAAAAATAGTGGTTGGTGGTGGAAATACACCAGTGACCTGCTTCATATGATGATTGTAATTATATGTGTCTGCAAATGCATCTGTATACGCACCATGACCAGGAATAGTTCTAGGTAAGGCTGGTTCTGGAATTTGATCTTGAGTAAAACTTTTTGCTTCAGTTGTGGGAATTAGAGTGTTTTCGTCATAATATGTCATTGAACCAAATCCATTTGGCCATTGATCTGCACTATCAGTGTTTTGAATGCCAGTTAGGTTTGCAGATTCATAATTAGGATTACCAGAAAGTTCAACATTAGGTGCTTCAAATACTTGAACATATTTACCAGCAGGATATGCTGTTGTATATTGTCCTTTGTGTTTATGACCTGGCGTATGATCCATACCCAGTTTTCTGCCAATAGTATAATATGTTTTAGACCATGTGGGATCATTCAATGTAATATTTTGAATTTTTCCTGCCATTGTGTCAATTGGATCCAATTGAAATGTTAGATCCGTGTCAGCACTGTAGATAGTTGGAGGAGTAACGCCAGTACCATCATCAGAAATTAAATCACCGATCACAGATTCAGCATCAGGTTGTCCAAACTGATACTTACTGTCCTGTAAATATGATTTTTCAAGGTCAACCATTGACCTACCATTTAAGTTAGGAACTCTAAAAGTATCGCCATCCTCATAGTCAGGAAAATTACCAACAATAGAATCATCAGTAGGACCGTATGTATTTCCAATCATAGATGCTAATAGAGGAAAATCATTAGCTTCAAAAGTCCTACCATCACAAACAATCCATCCCGTAGGTATATTGTTAGGAAGATTACCAAAACTAGACTGTCCACCCCAAGGCATAACAGTGCCTATGGGTGCGGACTTCATAGTTTTTAGTCTGTTGTAAAATGCCATTATAGTTCAGTTAACCACCAACCTTGATAGACTGCAGGGATAAAGTTATCACCATCTGTTTGTCCAACAAAAACTAGTCCAAAGGATGCATTTCTGTTTTGAACAACCAGTTCACCAGATCCATATGGTGTAGATAAACCACCCAACTTGGTTCCTGAGGTATCTCCTTGAACTGCTACTGGTTCACCTCCAATGATTGGTGCACGAATTACAAGTGAGTTGTTGTAAGTCAATGCTCCTGCAACTTCAGTAATTCTGATAACATCACCTGTTACAGGGTTAGATGGAAGTGTAAGTATAAGAGAACCTGTAGCAGGAGCTACCGCTACAATATAATTTATATTGACAGATAAAGTAGCAGTTGCATTGATAAACTTAGTAATATGTCCACCATTTTTATTCTTGTATCCTACTAATCCAAAGGAATTAATAGATCCATCTTGCATAATGGTGAAGTTATTAACACCATCAACACCTAGATTTCTAACATCAAGAATTGGTTGAGTATTAGTTGGGTTAGTTCCAGCAATACCAGCAACGTCAAGTAAACGACCAACAAATGTGTCACCTGTTTCAGCCTCAACTCTGAATGTTGGAGTAAATGACTTGTTACTAAACTGGATAGCATCAGGATCCTCAACACACTTAGATGGGAAGATTCTAAGGTTACCGCTGATATCAGTTTCAGCGTTAATGTCAAGTGCACCACCCTCAAAATGATGTTCCTCGTTGTTAATTAACTTAAGAATAGGTACGTTATTATCTGTACCAGTAATCTCAAAGTTAGAACCGATAAACTTAACATCATCATATACGTCTAATCTACCATGATGATAATCTTTTTTAACTAATACAGTGCCACCATCATTAGTAATACTGCTAGTTACAAAGAATATCTCATTATCAATTAATATCCAATATTCACGATCAAGGAAGAATGGAACTACATCGCTATTCTTTAATCCAATCTCAACAGCATTAGATCCAGATCCAGCAATATTGTTTGTTAGAACTGTATTTTCCCTGAATAAAACCCTGAATACAGTTTCACCATCATTGTGTGTTGATGATGTGCCAGGAACATATGTTAGACCACTAACACGAGTAACAGGTAAGTTACCAGCTGGTGCAACTCCAACAGACTGAGGAGTTCCATTGATCTGCATGATCTCTTCATTTCCACCAGATCCAAATCCAACAAAGATGAAGTCACCACTCTCAAAGTTAGTAATATCATCAACAGGAAGTGTTGTGGCATTATCTGCAATAGTTGTAACAGTATTGACAAATGTAGTAGCAATACCATTGTCTACCTTAGGATCTTTAAGAACTGTGTAGACTGTCGCACCAGCTGTGTGTGAAGCAACCGCAGTTCCATATTGAGATCTATTTGCCAATATAGTACCACTTGGGTTACCAATTACTGTGTCACCAGAACATCCATCAACAGTAAAGATGTCACGAACTCTATCAGTAATTCTAAACTTCTCATCTTTAGTTGCATTGAATGTAATACCAGTTGCACTACCAGATCCAGTAAATGGTACGTTAAGAACGACTGAACTAGTGCCAATGAAAACAATCTGAGGATCAGTAAGTCTTACAGTTCCAGAATCTGATGGGAATCTGTTTTGTTCAAGTGTGACTGTACCACCGTTATCAGTAAGTTCAACATAATCACCAACCTCAAGTCCTTCAACTGAAGGAACAGATGTAATTGTATTCGTTGTTGCTACTGCATTACCAGTAAATGCTTGAGCTGATGCTGTCTTACATCCACCAACAAAGCTAAATGAACCATTAACAGTTAGTTTTCCATTCTCTCCATTAACACCATCGTTACCAATAATTGTCTCACCAGTTACACTATCAACAGAGAAGAGAACAT